CAGAAGAATCAAAGGAGTTACGTGAAAAACTAATGACTGACTCTGACTTTAAAGCCAAAGTCGTGAGCAGTTCATTTGATTCGATGTTTACGGGATTCGCTAAGATGACTGAGAACATTATGAGTTTATCTAATAAGAAGTAGAGGTGAGTAAAACAAAATGAAAATATCAACAAATAAAATAGAGCTTAAAGCGTTAAAAGCTTGTTCAAGCGGTTACGAAACATTTATTAAAGCGCATGGTGATAAGGAAGTTACACTCTCACAGTGTTTAACTTCTAACGGTTGGGCTGATGTTTGGTGGTTGATAGCGGAAATATATGACCAGTTTAGTAAGCAGCAGAGAATAGATTTACGTTTATTAGGTTGTGACTATGCCTTAACTGTTATTGATATTTTTGAAAAGGATCAACCTAAGGATAAAAGACCAAGACTAGCAATTGAAGCTTCACAAGCGTTTGCTAGAAGTGAAATAACAGCAGAAGAACTTGATAAAGCAAGGGAAGCAGCATGGGCAGCAGCATGGGCAGCAGCAACTGGAGAAGTATGGTCAGCAGCAAGTGCAGCAAGTGCAGCAAGTGCAGCAGCAAGTGAAGCAGCAAGGGCAGCAGCATGGGAAGCAGCGAGGGCAGCAGCAACTGGAGAAGTATGGTCAGCAGCAAGTGCAGCAAGGGCAGCAGCAAGGTCAGCAAGGGCAGCAGCATGGGAAGCAGCGAGGGCAACAGCAAGTGAAGCAGCAAGAGTGGCAGCACATGTGCTGAATACTAAAATGTTAATGGACTTGCTATTAAAATGGGAAAAAACACAATGATCGATCCAATTTCAGAACAAATAGCAATCCACTGTGATGAGCCTGAAAGCTTATCAGCTAGTGAGTTGCTGAGTATAATGGCTAAAGGTACAGAAGTGCTAATCAATGATGAGTATTACTCACTGGATGAGGTCACGGATATGTTAATAGGGCATGAACTAAGATTGGCTGCGGAAGAATCCTTAACAGATAACAAGCACGCTATAACTGAGCTTTATATCAAACAAATTAATGAAATGATGGAGTATTAAATCATGAATAAACATATATTATTCATTATGAGAAGTTTAGATAATCCTGAGCTATTCACACAAGCAGAAAAAGAAGCGAATTGGAAATCCGCTGCTTATGCTGCTTATGATGCTGTTGATGCTTATGATGCTGTTGATGCTGCTGCTGATGCTGCTTATGCTGCTTATGATGCTTATGCTGCTGAACATTGGGTTGGTGAATTCTTTAATAAAACTGGTGAAGACAAACAAACTTATATTAACGAAGTAGAAAGACTAAAAGGAAATAATAATATGCATTATGATGAATTAGATAACTTAGATACCCACATCATGACCTGTTGGGATGTCATCGGTGATATTGAAGCTGTGCGAGAATACATTGCTGAAGACAATAATTTTATCGGCATGCAGACTCAGACTTTCTTCAGCAAGATAGATAATCTATTATCTGGTTTGATATCTGTTAACGAAGCGAAGTTTGAAAACTTACATAGAGTCTATGATGAGCTAGAAGTTACATACAGTGAAAGCACTGAGAGCGAAGATGTCGATACACGAGTAGATGAATTAACTATTGCGTTGGCAAAATCAAATGAACTAGTTGCACAACAACGTATCAAGATCAAAAGGTTGATTATTATGAATGATGAGTTATTGTTAGAACGAGAATAAACATTAATGAGGGGAAGAGATTAAACAATGAATAAACATATACTGATGGCAATGAAATCGATAGCTAACCCAGATCTCTATACCAGAGCTGAGTTAAAGGCAAGTAAGAACGAAGCGTATGGACACGCTGCTATAGTGACATGGGAGAGCGATAGCACCGATGGTGACATAGCAACTATGGTTTATAACATAGCATACGCTGTATCTGATAAAGGTTACGTATTAGATGACGCTGAACGATTAATACTACAGTACTTTAAATTGACAGGCGAAGATATCCAGGACTACCATAATAAGGTTGAGGAACTATGAGTAATCAAGAACAATATGAAATGTATGATCGAAATATAACTAAAGGGAAAACTGACATGAAAGACATTAATACGAAACAACGTAGTGAAAGATGTGAATTGTTAACTATCTTAATGGAAGAATGTGCCGAACTTACTGTTGAAGCATCTAAGCTAATCCGATTTGGTTCTGATGTTGACTTTGGCAAAGTACATAAGATGGAAGTTGAAGCTGGTGATGTTATGTGCATGATTAGTCTATTGGCTGATTATGGTATTGTTGATTTTAATGTTGTTAAAGAACACGCCATTGCTAAACGTATTAAACTTAAAACATGGTCGGAGTTAACTAAATTATGATTGATCATAACTATACCCGTGGCATTAATGCTGATTATAGAGATGGTTACGATAAAGGCAGAACCGACGCGTTTAAAGAATGTGCGATAGCATTATGTCTAGTTGGTTTTGTTATCATGATCTTCTCTTGAAATTAATTATAAATAAAGGTTTACAAACGATTGAAAGTATGGTATAATAGCTACTCAATCAATGAGATTCTGTTAAAATAGGAAGTACAATTATAATGCAAGCTAAAGATATATTATTCGGGAACGAATCCCGAGCGAAGATGCTTAATGGAGTCAACATTCTAGCTGACGCTGTTAAGGTAACATTAGGTCCTAAAGGTCGTAATGTTGTATTGGATAAAGAATTAGGACCTCCCGTAATTACGAAGGATGGTGTTTCTGTAGCCAAAGAAATCTTCTTAAAAGATAAGTTTGAAAACATGGGTGCACAGATGGTGAAGGAGGTATCATCAAAAGCCAATGAACAAGCGGGTGATGGTACAACAACAGCAACGGTCTTAGCTCAAGCAATCGTTAATGAAGGATTCAAATCAATTGCTGCCGGTATGAATCCAATGGATCTTAAACGTGGTATTGATAAGGCTGTTATTGCTGCTGTTGATGCTTTAAAGGATTACTCTACGCCAGTTACTGATACTAAAGCAATTGAACAAGTAGGTACTATTTCTGCTAACTCAGATGAAGATGTAGGTCAAATCATTGCTAGCGCTATGGATAAAGTTGGTACTGAAGGCGTTATTACTGTTGAAGAAGGTAGAGGTCTAATGGATGAGTTAGACGTCGTTGAAGGTATGCAGTTCGATCGTGGTTACCTATCACCATACTTCATTACTAACAAAGACAATGGCACTGCTGAGTTAGAGAATCCTTTTATTCTTTTAGCAGATAAGAAGATTTCTAACATTCGTGAATTGTTAACGACCTTAGAAACTGTTGCTAAATCTAATAGACCATTATTAATTATAGCTGAAGACGTTGAAGGTGAAGCATTATCGACATTGGTAGTTAATAACATGCGTGGCACTGTTAAAGTTGCTGCTGTTAAAGCTCCAGGCTTTGGTGATCGTCGTAAAGACATGATGCAAGATATTGCTACCTTAACAGGCGGTACTGTTATTTCTGAAGAGATCGGTATGGACCTTGAAAAAGCAACGGCATCAGATCTAGGTCAAGCTAAGCGTGTTGTTATCTCTAAGGATACTACAATCATTATTGATGGCATTGGACAAGAATCCGATATCAAAGATCGTGTCACAGAGATCCAGGGTCAAATGGAAGAAGCAGCTTCTGATTATGATAAAGAAAAACTACAAGAGCGCTTAGCTAAATTAGCTGGTGGTGTTGCAGTTATCAAGATCGGTGCAGCTACAGAACTCGAGATGAAGGAAAAGAAATTCCGAGTTGAAGATGCTTTGCATGCAACTCGTGCTGCTATCGAAGAAGGTGTAGTTGCTGGTGGTGGTGTTGCTCTTGTTCGTGTTGCTGAAACGATTAAAGATCTCGAAGGTATCAATGAAGATCAGACACACGGTATCAATGTTGCTATTCGTGCAATGGAAGCACCACTTCGTCAAATCGTTGCTAACTGCGGTGGTGATGAATCATCAGTAGTGCTTAACGAAGTACGTAATGGCAAAGGTAACTACGGTTACAATGCTGGTAACAGTACTTACGGTGATATGATTGAGATGGGTATTCTTGATCCAACTAAAGTAACACGTAGTGCATTACAATTTGCCGCATCAATTGCAGGCTTAATGTTAACGACTGAAGCGATGATTACAGATGTACCTCAGGAAGAGCCTGTGGATCCATACCAATAATGTCTAGTATCGAGACATGGACGTCTCATCTTATATAGGAGTTATACGCGTGAAAAAGCGTAAAGTACCAAAGAAGAAAGCGAATCCTGTGGCAAAGAATATGGAGAAATTTAATCGCCCTGCCACACACAAAGACAAAAAGAAAGAATCTAAGATCAATGGAGAATACTATGATGAGTAAAACAATTCTAATTAAACGATGTAATGATCCAATGAAATGGTATGCAAATATGATCGGTCAAGAAGTTCCATACCTTCGTACTGTTCCTGCATATCCGAAAGGCACTATAGAATACCAATCACGCGAACCTGCTGGTTACAGTAACTTTGTTTCTATGACAGATGGTGAAATCATCACACGAGAAGTATAGTACTCTACAGTATTGTACTACATAGTGCTATTAATAACATGAGAAGAAACATATAATGAATATACTTGAAGAAACATCAGTACTATATAAACGAGATTCAAACGGTCGTGTACGTATATGGAAAGGCGAAGTCAATAGTCAATTCCAATGGAGAACCATTACGGGTCTTCAAGAAGGCAAACAGGTACAATCAGGTTGGAAGACTGTTACTCAAAAGAACATCGGTAAAATAAATGAAACATCTTTAGAGCAACAAGCTATATTAGAGATGAACGCAGACTTTAAAAAGAAGACTGAGTCCGGATATTTTAACTCTCTTACCAACATAGATGCATATGATAAAATTAAACCAATGCTTGCTTCTAAACATGAAGATGCAAAGTATAATTTTTTAAAAGTACAGTATTCGTCTCAGCCCAAGTTAGACGGCATCAGATGTATTGCTAGAGCAAATGGTCTATGGACAAGAGCCGGTAAAGAACTCGTGAGTGTTCCACATGTTAATGATGACCTTAAAGTCTTCTTCGAAAACAACCCTGATGTTATCCTCGACGGTGAACTATATAACCATGACTTGAGAGACAACTTCAATAAGATCACATCATTGGTGCGTAAGACTAAACCTACTGCTGAAGACCTTGAAGAGTCTAAAGAGTTAGTAGAGTATCACGTATACGATATGATTACTAATGAGCCTATGGTCTTTACGGAACGATACGAATGGATCAACTCAAACGTTAAGTGTGACTATGTAAAGGTCGTTGAGACATCAGATGTTCCGGATCTAAAGACTATGGATGATCTATACGGAAGCTATCTTCAAGATGGATTTGAAGGTCAGATGATACGTGCTAATGATGTTTACCAACAGAACAAAAGGTCTAAGTTTCTTATTAAACGTAAGGAGTTTATCACTGAAGAGTATAAGGTTATCGGAGTAGAAGAAGGTTTAGGTAACTGGTCAGGAACTGTTAAACGATTCATCTTAGCTACTGAAGATGGTGTTAAATTTGGTTCCGGTGTACGTGGTACATTAAAGGTACTTGGAGATCTATTGAATAGCGGTGTAGTACCTACTTGGTGTACACTACGTTACTTTGCATTAACCCCTGATGGTATACCACGATTCCCTGTTGTTATAGACTGGGGTGTTGGCGAGAGAAATGATTAAAATGTTATAAGCTTATAACCGATCGATCTAAATAAAAGTAAAATAAAGGTATACAAAAGATAATTAGTATGGTATAATGGTCTCATAAATAAATAAGGAGTAAAGATCAATTGAAAGATAATATAATATTAGTAGACTGTGATGGTGTACTATGTGATTGGGAATACTCATTTACACAATGGATGAATCATAAAGGCTTTCCAACAATAGATGATCAACAATATAACGTTGATGTTCGATTCGGTATCTCTAGAGAGTATGGTAAAGACTTAGTCGAAGAGTTTAATAACTCAGCAGCTATCGGTTTCTTACCACCTTTACGTGATGCTGTCTATTACATGAAACGCCTCAATATGTTACACGGTTATAGATTCCATTGTATAACATCGTTAAGTGTTAACAAATACGCTCAACGGCTTAGAACACAAAACCTTGAATTGTTATTTGGTGAAGGTATATTTGATGAGTATGTTTACCTAGGATGTGGTGCAGATAAAACCGAAGTCTTAGCTAAATACGAAGATACCGAATGTTACTGGATAGAAGATAAACCTGAGAATGCTGAAATTGGAGCATCATTCGGACTTAATTCTATAATACTTGCACATGATCATAACGCATATTACGAAGGTGATATTCCACGTTATTGGAAATGGAAAGAAATATATAAACACATAGTAGGGGAATAAAATGACATGTCCACTATGTGACGAAGAATGTGTTACCACAATCAAATTTGAGTTACCTGAGTTATTCTGGTTAGAGTGTAGTGAATGCGGTTGTGAATATGCAAACTCGTTTATTAGTAGACTTAATGTAATTATCAAGAATGGCGAAGGTGATTACAACGAATTGATAGAGAAAATAAGATATAAATAAAACATGCATCCTTAGCTCATCTGGATAGAGCAACGGGTTTCTAACCCGTAGGTAGCAGGTTCGAGTCCTGCAGGATGTGCCATATATACAATAAGAAAAAGTTTATTCCTCAATAGCTCAGTTGGTAGAGCAACGGACTGTTAATCCGTTTGTCCCTGGTTCAAGTCCAGGTTGAGGAGACATATATACAATAAGAAAAAGTTTTACGGAGTGGTAGTTCAGTTGGTTAGAATGCTTGCCTGTCACGCAAGAGGTCGCGGGTTCGAGTCCCGTCCACTCCGCCACATTTAGCGAGTTTCGTATAATGGCTATTATAAGAGGTTTCCAACCTTTTGATGAGAGTTCGATCCTCTCAACTCGCTCCACCTTACGAGCATAAATACCTTTAAGTCTTATATAACTTTAAAGGTATTTTTTTATGTACAAAATCCTCCTACTATCAATCATGTTAACCGGTTGCTCTATGACCGTACCATCATTCTACGATGACAATGAATCCAAAGCAACTATCGACGTGCAATACTATGTTGGAAGTTTAAACTGTGCGCAGGATTACATGAACGATATACGTATGGTTAAACAGAAAGTAGATTGGTTAAAACTATATGCGAAGGGTAAAGGATCTGAAGACATCAGTCTTATGGTTAGTCTTATGAGCAAGACGGTTGATGGGTTCTACTCTAAGACGACAGTATCAAACGGTTATTGTATCATAAAGAAGAAGTTATTAATTAAACAAAGCAGTGATGTTACTGCTGCTATTATGGGAAGGTTCTAAACATGTTAAACAAATATATAGATCAATCGACGGATTCCTGGGTAAGTGAAAAAGCTCTGCTCGCGGTGCAGCTGGAATCCATGTACACTGCAAATGAATTGACCCAGTCAGAGTATAAAGAACTGTTAGAAGATATAGTTCGTACAGATGCTATTGCAGATCAAGGTGATGACATCCAGCTTAAGTCTGATTTCATTCAGGCTATCAACATAATCGCAATGGTGCTATAGGAGTAAAATATACTCATATGCCAGTTCTAATAAGTATAAATAAGATCATAAGAGGAATATAGGTATGGCAGAAGATCTACTAGACTTTGATTTTGGATTCACCGCGGTCGACGAGAACGAGCTCGAAGCTGTTCAGAATTCAACAGAATCCATTATCACAGAGCAGTCCAGATCAGCGGAATTGGAGGATAAGTTGAATAAGCTATATAACTCCATACTACCGTTGCTCAGTAATTTAAAAAAGAATCCGGAGAAAGAATATATTCTCTGGCCTAACAGAGTTGCTAAGATAGAACAATTTGAAAATCTAATAACAGGAATTATAAAGTAATGAATCGCGAAAGTATTTACGAACAGTTAAAAATTGACGAAGGCGTTGTATATGCCATCTACGAAGACCATCTTGGATACGCCACATTTGGTGTAGGCCATTTAGTTCTTGAAAAAGATGCAGAGTTTGGTCAAGATGTTGGCACCGAAGTATCTGAAGAAAGAGTCAGAGAGTGTTTCGAAAAAGACCTTGATACTGCAATCTCAGAATGTGTGGTACTATATGGTGAAGCATGGGAAGGTTTCCCTGGTGCTGTTCAAGAAGTACTTGTTAACATGTTATTCAATCTTGGTCGTCCGCGCTTAACTAAGTTCAAGAATTTTAATAAAAATATCCTAGAAGGAAATTGGTCTGGTGCTGCACCTGAAGGTAGAGATAGCATTTGGTTCCGCCAAGTTGGCAATAGAGCCGAAAGACTTATGGAAAGACTTGAAAATCTTTAATCTCAATAACATGGCATAAGAAACATATGATATACAAAACTTACGATCTTTATAGCCGTTCAGCAGAACTAATTAATGGGGTTATTGGATTAAGTCAAACAGTATTGAGTAATCCATATAATCCATACGAGAAGACTCCACTCGGTAAAGGCATCGGTGCTGCGCTTGACACAGCATTCCATCACACTAAAGTTTACGACAAACAACCGTTTGACATTACAAGTGTATTAGTTGATGAACAGATTATTGCGACAAAGCCTTTCTGTAACCTAATACACTTCAAACAAGATGATGATATTCAACGTCCTAAATTATTAATAATTGCACCACTTTCTGGTCATCATGCAACATTGTTAAAAGCTACGATAGAACGTTTAGTTACAGACCATGACGTTTACCTTACTGATTGGTTAGATGCTAAGCATGTTCCATTATCTGAAGGCACGTTCGGTTTTGATGATTACGTAAGTTATATTATAGATTTTATGCATGTCATTGGTGAAGATACCCATATACTTGCTGTATGTCAACCAACTGTACAAGCTCTAATAGCAACCGCTGTAATGGCTAAAGCTAAAGATAAATGTGCACCTAAATCTCTTACTCTAATCGCAGGTCCTATTGATACAAGTATTAACCCCAATGATCTCAATAGATATGCCAGTGATAAAGATTTAAGCTGGTTTGAAAACAACGTAATTATGACAGTGCCTGATCGCTATCCTGGTGCAGGAAGAAAAGTATATCCGGGATTCGTTCAGTTATCATCGTTCTTATCAATGAATATAGAAAGCCATATAAAGAAACATAATGATTATATTGGCCATGTTTATCATGGAAAAGAGGATGACTGTATTAAACATCGTAAGTTCTATGACGAATACTTAGCAGTGTTAGATCTTGATGCTGACTTCTATATAGAAACTATTGACCGTGTTTTTCTTAATCAAGATTTAGCCAATGATAAGATGACTTACAAAGGCGAACTAGTGGATTTATCGGCAATAAAGAATACTCCGTTACATACCATTGAAGGAAAAAATGATGATATTTGTGCATTAGGGCAAACCGAAGCAGCACAATCTTTATGTTCTAATATTCCAAAGCAAGATAAGTTGCATGAAGTTTTTGATGGTGTGGGTCACTTTGGTACTTTTAGTGGCTCTGCTTTCAGTGAAAAGATCGCACCTAGTATTACTGAGTTTATTAATAAGCATAACGATTAGTATAAATAATAGACACATCCATGTATAATTTTAATTGAGAGGATAATATAATGTTTTTGAGAGCCATACTTTTATTTATTACGTTAGTGACATGTTCATTGGGTTTTGCTGAAACCGTTGTTGATGATACGATCCGCACAGATTCAGTCACCGATAGTAAAGTCACCACACAATCAAGTACTACGACGACATTGAAGTCTCCGCCACCGTCAGCTATATCACCTACAATAAACACATCGAATTCTGATCTGTGTACGTTCGGTATCTCCGGTGCTGTACAGACACAAATCCTCGGTATGTCTATGGGTACACAATTTACTGACTACAACTGTGAAAAACTAAAGAACGCTAAGACCCTATATGATATGGGTATGAAGGTTGCTGCTGTGTCAGTTATGTGTCAAGATCAACGTGTATTTGATGCTATGATGAATGCTGGTACCCCTTGTCCATATGATGGACTGATTGGTGAAGCAGCAAAACTTGGATGGCAGAATCATATAGCAAGTGGCAATAAACTCCCTGAGACTGAAAAAGATAAAGAGGCTACTAAAGATGAGAAAACTACTTGGAGTTTGGCTGGTGTTGCTAGCGTCTTACTCCTTCTACTCTTACTCTGATACAATCTACGGAAATACGACAAACAAGTCGGATGTAGGTTATAACTGGGTCATGCAGAACATACTACCTCAACAATTAGGGTTAGAGGTGTCTAGTGTGGTATACCGTTATTCTACTGTAAAGAAGACAGAAGATGATATGGTTGTTTATGTGCAGAACGAAGATGCAGCTGGTACTGGTTACATCTTTCGTGAAAAGGATGATTGGAGTGGTAAACCAAGTAATACCATAAATAAAATTGTTCCGGTACCTAATGTACTTATTGATAGATGGGGTGATGGTTCTATTGTTGTCGAAGGTACTGGTGCTGTAGAAAATGCACGAGTCGTTTACAACTATAAGTTCGATCCATGTTTCGATCCGCAGACAAGTCCTAGCTGTGTTGGATATGTACAACCAATGCCAGACATATATGAAGTTGATTTGAGTTTCCTTGATGCTGAATCGGCTTTAGTTGATTCATCGACTAGCAATGAATATGATGAATTGGAAGACGAAGAACAAAATGAGATAGATCGTAAAAAATCTATCCGTAATAAAGTGCGAAAAGTGCGACAATTAAGACTTGAACTCGCATTAAGTGTTAATGGTAACGCATTATCAATGGATTCGAATGCTGAACAAACACACGCAGAATTAATGGCGTTAAGTATTATACCAACGTCATACACAGGTTCGATAGATGGGGGACACTATAACGAAACCATTACGTTGGATGATGGGAAACTACCAAGTAGTAAGAAAGCAAAACGAGTGGGTCTTGCACAACAATTATTACATAATCAATTAGTTGAATTACAGTATGATAACCCGTAATAACCATAATAAGAGGAACATAATATGTTCAAAAAACTAGTCGTACTAAGTGCAATGTTACTTGCAAATTCAGCAATGACCGCTTCAGCTGGTACTCAAATCACGGGTAACATAGAATCTAAATGTGTCATTACAACTGACTCCCAAGGTGTCTACGGTAACCCAACAACAGACGTGTTAAGTACATTACCTGCCGATGGTGGTGTTATGCCACTGATCCGTTTTGATATACTCGAAGGGTCTACTTATAAAGGTGTGATATCATACCCTATAGATTTTACTACATCGCCAGCACTGAATGATGTAGTTAACTGGACTGGTTCTGCTGAGTTAGTAGAAATGTCAGACACCACAATGTCAGTTTTTGAAACAAGTAAGGTTCAGTATGAAAATGTTACTGAGTTTGATTTGACTCTATCTGGCAGCGCATGGTTCAAGGTTGGTTCTACCGCAACATACGGTTACGGTAAATCTTTTCCTGGTGGTACATATCGTGCTACGATAGAAACTGAGTGTATTGCTAAGTAATGCGGTTTGTTATTTTATTATTATTGGTGTCTATTAGTGGGTCTTCTTTTGCCCATCAATGGACACCAACGTATCCTAAACTAACTCCGTCTTATGTTAATGGCGTAGTATCAACAGTCATGGTGTTATTAAATAAACGAAAGGATATACGTTTTTATGAAATGTCAGTTTATGATACGAATTGGAAACGTGTACCATTTGTCACTAACGATAGAGTTACTAACTTAGAATATCTTGACCGAAAACGAGTAGAGATTTTTGTAAGAGAAAAGGATGCGTCACGTGCAAGGTATATCTGTAGTAAATCTAAAATAATATCGACTGCGCGTAACAAACTTGCAATACCATCTTCACGAATTTGTTCTAGAATAAAAGAGTAATGTATGAGATATATCATGTTGTTATTGTTAATGAGTTCTTCGGCGTATGGGGAATCCAACTCCCTTAACTTATCGATGCCATCAAGTCCTCAAAGTTATGCTTCGGATAGTATTCGAGCAGGTCAATTGGATTGCAGGATGGCAATAGGTTCTTCGACTAACGTAGAATTTGGTGTGATGGGTGTCATTAACCAATCGGATCCTTACGCTAATATTAACGATACTAATGTCTCAAATAAGGATTTCATGAAAGACATTGGCGTGTACGCAAAGATAACTATTCCTATAGGTGCACCAAAAGAACGACTTAATTGCAATACGTTATATCAACTAGAACTAACAAAGAAAAGACTGGAAGTTCAGAAGTTACAAGCAGAGGTTGCTAAACTTAGGATGATGCAGTTTGAGAACTAACAAAGAAAAGACTGGAAGTTCAGAAGTTACAAGCAGAGGTTGCTAAACTTAGGATGATGCAGTTTGAGAATTAATATATGAGCGATGAAAAGACAGAATTAGAATTCGGCGGTATGACATTTAAGGGTGGTAAGATGTTTGCATTACTTACTGCACTATCTACTCTAGGCGGAACTGCGTGGGCTGGTTTTGAGTTTTATGCTGACTATAGAAGTATGAAAGAAATCGTAGAGAATATCGATGTAGGATCTATTGATGCTCGTAACGATGTTATTGAATCTAAGCTCAATGATGCAATCGAATATACTCGTGATATTAAATCGGGATTGCGTGATGATATTATGGGTATTGAAAAACAAGCGGATCGGATAGAAGATATGGTTCGTGAGTCGGAAGAGAAAGTCCGTCAGATGATAGACAAAGCAAGTACTAGATTCGATGCTAAAAGAGATACACTACAATCGGATTATGAATCAAAGGCATCATCATTAAGAAACAACTCCGATACAAAAATCAAAGAGCTTGAAGATCGTCTGAATGCCACTCTACAAAGAGCATTGGATAACCCATTAGCTGATCAGTAGCTTCCCTATTTCCCGCTACCTGGGATCGACCTGAGCATGTCATAAAACTGTTCACTCTAATTCCAGCATATAAAAGTTATACTATAGGACAAATAGTCATAGGTTAATTGTGTCCGAGGGGTTTACATTACCTCGTAGGTACGGTATAATAGCTGCATCAAATAAACAAATCGGATGCATCCCATAATTATCGCCATCGAAGGACGACATAGACATAAAGACATAGTCGCTGAGTACGTCTCTCGCCTATGCGAAGAACTATCGATGCATCGTCTTGAAAGGATAATATTTATTACCTTTATGTCTCATTTGGATAATCACCATCAGGGGTTATGCGTTGGGGAGAAAGATCTGGTGGACATCTCGATCGGTACCAAAAACGTTCCATTTCTACTTCAGATGCAGGCGCTCGCTCACGAGATGGTGCACGCTAAACAGTTTCTCAGAGAAGAATTATCCGCGGAAGGATCATGGAAATGGAAGGGGCGTAACGCCAACAACTATGCTTACGCCAACCAACCATGGGAAAGGGAGGCGTATAAATTAGAGAAAGTATTATTCATGTCTTGTTTTCCATTCGAACTATATGACGTATAGGCATAAGCTTATAACTATTTGTCATAGGTTAATTTACACTAAGGGGTTTACAAGACATCATATTAATGATATAATACTCCCATAAACAAATAAGGAAGAACACCGATGAGAATAACTAAAACAAGTCCTGTTACTCGAGAAAATAACTCAATGGATCTACCCATTAATGAAGATCAGTTATTACAATTCGAGAACGGGGCCTTAGCTCAAGACGCGTTTCCAAACTTAAGCCGTGACCAGAGAGAGTTTCTTATATCCGGTTGCACCCAACAATGTTGGGACTTATTATTTACAGAAGAGGCATAACAATATGACTATCGATAGATTACAAATGATTAAAAACGCAGTTCTAAAAGGGCAAAAGGCTAAAGCACAAAAGAAAGCTTCTGCTTTAGAAATGAGAAAGCTTTGCCGTGCTATGGACGCTAAGAAGATCGAGATTAAGAAGTCTCAACGTAAAGCAACGCCAATTAAGGTTGCTAAAGTAAATGAAAACCTAGGTCAGAAAGGTAGTTCACTTGATTGTTTCAAAGAAGAGAATATGTATTACTCTGAAAGAAATACTGCATCTTACCTTGAAGGTAGCAGTTACATGGAAACATATAACTCTATGAAAAATGATAATGAATGGAATTAGTTTAAACTATTTTCGCCTAAGGGGTTTACATTCTCATTTAACTATGATATAATGATCCCATAAACAAATAAGGATACAAACACATGGCCGGCAGCAAAGCAGAAAACGACCGCTTCAGAAACAGTTTACGTAAAAATAGGAAATCAATAGATAGCACGCATGTCGGACAAGAACACATGTTTGATCCTGATAAGCCACCGACAACGGATAAAGAATATCAAATGACTTGGTCCAAAGCCGCGAATTGGTATAACTATTATTTTCAGCCTAAAGACTATATCAACTGTATTATGATTTACGCGCAGAAGACTTTAGGTTTTGACAAGAGTGAAATTTCGGCTCTCAAGAAACATCCTGATTGGGTTCTTGCTACTCCATTAGGTAAGTTATGTGCAGTAGCAAATAAAGGATTGGAACCTCGTCCGCAGGATAAAGTCTACATCGAGGATATGCTAAGAGCTTTCGTGGTTTCAGGAAACGCGATAAAGAAAGATGAAGTTGAGAAGCTCGATAAGCCTAAAGCGCGGGTTATCACTATTCAAGAAAGAACAAAAAGTAAAGTTATAAAGACGATATATGCTGATTGGGATCAAATAGTGGTAGACCAATGGTGTGATAATAAGTTTAAAGTAAATTTCGAAGCTTACGCCTTATTTAAAAAGCATGATTTAAAAAGCAACGCTGTACAGGTATTTAAAGATATACTCCAGCCGGATTATGATATCATATCGGATGCTTATAATGATAAGTGTGAACAAGCTGTAGAGGCTTACTCGCATATCAAGAAGTCAAACTTAAAGAAGATGCTAGCTACTTTTGATAAAGTTTATGCTGATCTGGAACAGTTTAAAGCTTCTGTTAAGGCGACGAGAATACCTAAGGCTAAAAAAGCAAAAGCCTCAGATAAGCAGATAGAGAAACTCGTATATAAGAAAGAGGATGTGGGAGCTAAATTAGTTTCGATCTCCCCGGTTCTTATACCAGGTCAACATAGATTATTCATATACAATGTCGAAGAAAAGAAACTAACGGAGTTTGTCAGTAACTCTACTAAGGGATTTGAGGTTAGTGGTTCCACCCTTAAAAATATTGACACAGAACTAAGCAGGGTAACTAAGTTAAGAAAACCTGAAGAAGTCATACCTCTCATACAGAAAAAGACCATTAAGCAAATTGGAAAGGTGTGGTCAGGACTTACTACTAAAATAAACGTTCCAACCGGCAGAATCAATAAACATTGTATTCTCCTGAGGGTAAGCAATGATTGAAGAAAAGATAATGACTAAGAAGAGGTTCTCGACAGCGGTTGAGATGATGGTGCTTAAAAAAGGAATGACCTATATTGAAGCTATGACCGAGCTTGTTGAGGAGAGAGGGTTAGATTATGGTAACGTTCCTCGATTACTTACGGATTCGCTTAAGGATAAAATCGAAGCTGAAGCAAATAGATATAACCTGCTTAGAGACGCTGGTGGGAATACGCTACCAGTATGAGTGATCCCTACGCTTCCTATAAATTATATAATGCTCTTAAGCTACATTTTGAAACAGCAAGCTATGATGCTATCAAATATAACTTTAAGACTTCAGTCAATCCTACCTCTTTCTACAAGAGAAAGGATAAGTACTTCTTTGCTAAAATAGCGAAGAAGCATCCCGATGACTTAATGATGTATTATGTTGCCAACTTTAAAGCAGGTTTAAGTTATGTTGGCGATATGCTTGATGAAGAAGGTGAAAGGAACTTTAGGGATCATAAGAAAATAATCGAATCACTCCATAGAGTGTTTTCGGTTGATATAAATACAATAGCTGACACAATAGAGTCGGACGGTTTAACCTTTGATAGTGCATTCACTGCTAAAGATAATAACCACCCTCTAGTGGTGAAGCTATGGAGACAAGAAGAGATTAGTTTAGAGACTGTTATAATTCTTAACTCCATGTTAGGGTTTATGGATAGAGAAGGCAAGAGCATATCAGAGACAATTAGTTGGCCTGGTATTAAAAAGCTAATCGATAAGTACACCCCGTTTGTAAGGTTTGATAAAAATAAATGTTTAACTTTATTGAAAAAAAGGTTTACAAACGATTAAAAGTATGGTATAATACTCCGTACAAACAAACAATGTTAATACTGTTAATAAACTGCATACAATAGGAAATAAAATAATGTCATTTGCAAATTTAAAAACCAATCGCGCCTCTTCAATGGACGCACTAGTAAAGGCTGCGGAAGCAGTATCATCTCCTGAAAAAGGTTCTAAGGGTTACGGCGACGATCGATTCTGGGCACCAACACGAGATAAAGCAGGAAACGGTTATGCGGTAATTCGCTTCCTTCCTGCTAAAGAAGGTGAAGATCTACCATGGGTACGTTATTGGGATCACGGATTTAAAGGTCCAACTGGTCTTTGGTATATCGAGAACTCATTGACTTCTATAGGTGCTCAAGATCCAGTATCGGAAGATAACTCTATATTATGGAATACGGGACGTGACGAAGATAAAGCTTTAGCTCGTGAACGTAAGCGTAGACTACATCACGTTAGTAACATCTTGGTTGTATCAGATCCAGCTCATCCTGAAAATGATGGCAAGGTTATGTTATATAAGTTCGGTAAAAAGATCTTTGATAAGATTATGGATTCCATGCAACCTGAGTTTGCTGATGAGCAACCAGTTAATCCATATGATTTTTGGGAAGGTGCAGACTTTAAGATTAAGATTCGTAAAGTAGAAGGTTGGGTAAACTATGATAAGTCAGAGTTTGCTTCACAAGGTCCGTTACATAACGGCGAAGAAGATCGATTGGAAGAAGTCTATAATAAGTTATATTCTTTAAAAGACTTTGTAGATCCTAAGAACTACAAATCATATGATGAGTTAAAAGCTAAGTTTAACCGAGTTACTGGTGCGGACGCTGGAGCATCTATTGAAATGCCAACAGCGGCAATGCCGGTTGTTGAACAATCACCATTCTCAGCCTCAGTGGAAGCGGCTCCAGTAGCTGAAGCCGCGGAGAGTACTGATGATGATACCCTTAGCTACTTTGCTAAGTTAGCTAAAGAACACGGATAGAATAACAATAAAAACATGATGTTATTATTATAAGGACTCTTCGGAGTCCTTTTTTTTTATCTGGAAGAAACCCCAGCTAAAGCCATGGATGCCATAGATGATGGAGAACTCATAATATTGGTTATGCTAGACGTACTCTTAGGAGCATTAGTCGTCTGTGATATAACCTGTGACACATTAGACATAGATGCTTTATTCGATGCATCATTTGTTCTAGAGCCATTAATCAAATCATCACCGCCTGTCATAGGAGGTAAGCTAAAGCTAGGCATAGCAGGAGCTGCTACTGATTCTTCGCCTAATGGCGGTAAACCTGCTGCTTCTCTATCATCCCTAATCTTCTTCTCTTCAGCTTGACTCTTATTAACCATTTCCAAGTTATTGGTAGCAGACCTTTCCATCTTATAGCCGCTAAGGTCAGGTAGCTTAAATCCGAGGAAGTCCGCAAGTTTACCACCATAGGTCTGAACAAGATCAATTATGCCGTTGACAATATCTCCAATGAAATTCACTAGGTAACCAAAGGCATCCTTCATTCCAGCAAAAGCAACTGCGAACATATCTCCGTAAGAATCGAATCCACCAAGTTCTTTAACTGCAAACATTAGTAAGCCTACGATACTTGATACTAGTAATCCTATAGCTACGAATGGTGCCATAGCTCCAAAGATTCCTGTAAAGGTAGATATAATTCCTGGAACTAATGTACCCATCATGAATACTTTAGCTATGCCAATAGCTACTTTAAGCTTGGATAGTATACCCATGACACTTGCAAGTGCACCAACAATAGGTCCCGCCATATAAGCACCGAGCGCAAGAAGTATACCTCCGATAGCCATGCCGTGACCTTTAAACTCTTCTAGCGCTCCAGTCATATCGCCCTGAAATACTTTAATGATACCCTTGAAGATACTCGTAACTGTGCTCATAACATCTTTCATTATTTCACCGAACTTTTCAGGATCGGTGAATAGTAAAAACATTCCTAAAAGACCTCCTATAAATCCACCGCCTTTTACAGCGCCTTGACCTATATCAGTCAGTCCTTTAGATACACCTTCTAGAGATGATTGCATTCCCAAAAGAGCGGATGTTTGTACATCGTTTGCTTTAGCAGCTTCTCTTCTTTTTTCTTCGTCACCGACAGAAGCTTCTAATGCTTCCAATTGCTTTTGCGCAATATCAATGTTCTTAATATTGTTACTGCCAATAGCATCTTCTAGTTGTTTAGTGTATTCAGCATAGGTATCAGCCAACATCGTTGACGTTTCTTTATTCTGATACAGTGAGGTCTTTTGAAGCTCTTGGACCTTCTTGCCTAGTTCAACACTAGCGGTATCAGCTTTTATGATCTTAGTTTGTTTTTCCAGTTGTTTAGATAGATCACCAAGCATAGCTGCTGAGATCTTTTCGTATTTCTTACTCGGATTTTTAGAGAATTCTAATGATTCTTTTTGCAGAGCTTGAAGCTTAGCAAATTCATTATTGAGTTCAGCACCGCTCAGGTTACCGGTATTAATAGCTTCGGTTGATTTACGTAGCTCCTCAGATATCTTTTTACTAGTAGTTGCATTGAATGATCCATTCTTCTCTGCTTTACTAACCCATCCTTCAATAGCTATTGTTTGTTTAGATAAAGCCTTTTTCGTATCAGCAGTTTTTTCGCCATTAGATGACTTCCGAAATTCCTTAATCAGATCAGACATGCTAGGGGTTTGCCCGCCTTTACCTTTACCTATGGTTTTGTCTTTACGATCATTTGCCATTATTTTTTACCTTTACCTAATGCTTGAGCGCCAAAGAACGCAGCAACTATACCAGCAACGGCTACAAAATAGGTTGGTGCCATACTACCTAAGGTCTTCATAGCTTCTGCCATTCCAGCGAGTGACGCTAATATAACAGCAAAGGGATATAGCAATAAACCGAACAACGCAAACCAGGTCATATTACGTTGAGCATCTCGCATGGCGTCAGCGTCTTCTAGCTCCTTGCGTTTAAACTCTAGGTACATTGCTTCTTCTTCTTTAGAGACTCTGCCGTCACCGTTGGTATCTGCTGGATGGTGCACAGTTTTTTTATCTTCATCGCTCATTATTTCTTCCTCTGTTGTTCCTGAATTCGTTCGTTTTCTTTCTTAATGTGATCCTGCAATAGAGCAATGTATATTTCTCTCTCGAATGGCAGCATATGATCTAGCTCATCTAAGCTATATCCATGGTGCTGCATCATCGCAAAGTTAGTCTTATAATGGTTAATAAGATTATCGTGAGAGAGGCCTACGTAAAAAAACTAGTAATACCTTTCAGCTGAATCTCATTAGGAGCATCGCATGATATACAGTTGTACTTAACATCATGTACTAGTGCAGGCATATCTTGGAAGAATGCTGCAACATTTTTAAACTGTGTGCTACTAAGACTATCAATAAAAGCAACTATCTCGGATCTTTTTTCATCTTTTGTGCTATGTATATTTTCATCATCAAAGATTGATTCAATACAATCAGTGATTAAGCTCATAACGCCATCAACTGATGATAACTGTTTGTCTGTGTATTTTTCCATATCTGTAATGGAAGGGTATCTAACAACAACACCGACTTTATTATCAATCATGATGGTTCTTGATTTTACGTCTAACTCTGGAACTGCTACGTCTTCTAGATTGATCGACACGTCAGTCATAGCTTCGCATGTACCACATTTGAATCTAAGGTCTGCTCTTTCGCCTACAGATTTGCCTCTAAGCTTTAGAAACAATACTTCAATATCCAATGAAGTTAATTTACTCGCATCAATATTATCAAATACGCATGCAGTGATGACATCCTTGATTGCTCGAATGATTTGCTTTTGGTTCTTAGACTCCATAGCAATCATTAGAATCTTTTCTTCTTTCACAACATACGGTCTGTATTCAACGGTAGTTCCTAAACTAGGTACCTGAGTACTATATCTAGAACTACTTACAATAGGTAAAGCCATTATCTAATTTTCCTTTAATAATTTAAAATGTTATAGTATGTATCTACTATTATAAACCCGGTATTACGGCCTTCGCAGCTGAGACCGTGCTGCTCAATGGACCTTCGGCTACAAAGGTGTCATAAGAGAACGTCACTGTCAATTTCTGATATCCAGAACCATTGTTATCTAAAGAGATCGGAGCAACGGAAACGGGATACGCTTTTTGTAACTTAACCCCATATACTGGAATCATATTCTGATCTAACTGCTGAATGATAATATCTGTACTATAGTCAGACTTATATCCAGCTTGGTAATTAACTGTATCAAATATACTAGACATCCATCGGTCCATCATATTCTTCATATAATAGTCATTGGTTAATATGAATGTCATTGTAACATCTTCATCGATAAACGTATATGGGTACTTATTCGTTTGCTTGGTATCTCCATGATCGAATGTAGAAACACTTCTTCCAGGAAGGTTAACACTTTCACAAAGGTACGTAATATCTCTTGGATCCGGAAGAGCGTTTCTCGGATCAAAGTTGCCTGAAGCTAAACTTGCGATTGCTCCTTCAGGATTTAATGCTCCTACTAGTGAATTCATATCCCCGCTCATAAGCGCTGATATTGCTCCGGTCGGCGGGCTGAATATAACATTGAACCTGTTGGCAGGAGCTAATCCGCCTTTCTTACTAATGGTAGCTTTTAAGTTATCGATGCTCGACATTATTTCTTCTGCCTATATTGTTTAGTAGAATCTTTCCAAACCGTTCTAGAAGATTTCTTCTTAAACTGTTGCAATGGAAGATAAATAGCTATTTCCCAATCAGTCATCGGAACTCTCGAGAACTGGGATTTAACGTGATCCATTAGGTAGTGTTTAAAGCAAGGTTGAAATTCCTTATACTTTTGTACTCCCTTGAGAAGATCATATCTCATTTTTCTTAATCTTGAATCATCTTTTAAATCCTTGGGTGCTAATTTGAATAGTTCGTTAACTAATCTTGCTCGAGCAACGGGATTTAGATAATGCAGATTTAATCCATAAAAACCGCCTGGAGCAGGTTCTACCATTATCGTTAATGGGAATCTGTCATAGTAGGGAAGGGTTTCTTTGTGCTTCGGATCATAAAAATACATGCACATATCGCCAGGCAGAATTTTGGTCTGTCTGGTTAAAGCGCTATCTTTCAAAACTTGGGTCCTAGAGGGAATAGCAAGTTCTTTGATCTTCTTGCCAAACCACTCCTCTGACTCCGGTGTACGGGATTTGATCCCCGCTCGGAACGCTTGCGCTGATACTGTGTCGAATATTGAATTTGCCATATAACTATTTATATCATCCTTTAATGAGTTTGATGCCTAAATTCTTTAAAGTATCTTCTGTCCAAATCTGGAAATGCCAACCTTTATGTTCAGCATATTGCTGGGCTGCAGTCCATTTAGAAGTATTCTTTATATAGGTAGTAACCTCGTTAATATATCTTTTAGTTTTTCTTTTAGGTTTAGCAGGTGACTGAGTTTGTTTCTTAGGCTTAATTTCTACCAGATAGGTCTTACCTGTTTTCATTACTATTAAGACGTCCATATAATATTTGTGCATACGAAGATCTGTGTTACACTTATATGGTATAACTATTTCTTCAGAGTTCCAGCCTGCAATATCAGGATTGCCTTCGCACCACCTAAAAACTTGTCTCTCCCATAATGATCTATACACCACTTTGGTATGATCCCCGATATACTTGTCTATGTTCTTCACCTTAAACTTGCCTTTATAGGTCTTATAAGCCATAAATCCTCTTTGAAAGTATTATAAATAACCATGTAATTCATAATATTTATAAAGGTTATCTTCATGGCAATATTGACATATCCTAGGGATCTAGGCGAAAAGGTAGAGAAAGGCTTTCCGCACATCTCTTTTGAACTAGTCGATGCAGGGGTTTCTGACTTTACTAAGATTCATTTGTATATCCCAGATGGAATTAATACCTCTGATGGAGCAAGCTTCGGCGGTGTAAATCTAGGAACAATTAATGCTCTAAAGGATATATCCAAAAAAGAAGATGCCGCTTCATTAGGCTCAGATACAAACGACGCACTACTGATTGGTTTAAAAGCTGCGGAGAAGTTTGGTGCATCTTCGGAAATGACGAATAAAGTCGGCATAGAAAAAGGCATAGCGTTCAACCCGCAAACTGCCCTTGCTTTCGAAAGCAATACTATGAGAAATTTCGATTTCGAATTTAAGATGGTTCCCGAATCTTCGCAGGATTCAGACAAAATCAGGGAAATAGAAAACATATTTAGAAAGTATATGTATGCTTCAAAGGGAGGATCATTCACTCTTAAGTATCCTCCGAAATGGAGAATCAAGTTTAATGTAGGTGAAGAAGAAAACAAATATCTTCCGTTCATGCACGACTGTTACCTATCGGGGTTTGATGCTGTTCATAATGGAGATGGAAATTCTTTCTTTAAGAACGGTGCACCTACATCGGTTAGCATTAAGCTAAGCTTTGTAGAAACCAAATTGCTCACTCGCGAAGATCTATACCCCGAGGTTGGTACAGATTACACGTACGGTCGTGCGGAGTATTCTAACCCATCACCAGCAGGAGAATCATAAGCAATGTCATACTTTAGTCAATTTCCAAGGGTCAAATACGACATCAACAGAAACGGCATTACACAGAACATGGTTGATATCTATCGAAGTGTTAGGGTATTACCCTCTAGCATCGACTCCCCGTCTTCTTATAAATTCTACGAAATTAAGAACGGGGAAAGACCGGATGTTGTTTCTCAGAGATTATACGGAACATCAGAATACTACTGGACCTTCTTTGTCATAAACGAATTTCTTCATGACGGTTTATCATCATGGCCAATGAGTCAGGAAGATCTATATTCTTACATGGAAACAAATTATAATGGATGGGTTATTACAACTAATCCGACGATCGTAAGAAATACAGATCACATCATTACTGAATTCAGGGACTCGCTCGCAGGAAGATTCAAGTTGGGAGAAACGTTGACCGGTGGTACTACTGGAGCAACAGGTACTTTAACGGCTAAGTTCACTGATATGAACCAGTTGGTCATACAGGATGTTACAGGTTCCTTTCAGGGAGATCCTACATCCATTAACAACTCAACAGAATCTATCACAGGAAGCGACTCAGAAGATTCGGTAGCAACATACAATGCATACAAATATATCGATGCCCCTAATTACTATTACCTCACTGGGGATCACCATCAAAGGCCGGTGACAAACGGCATATTTATAAACGGCGGTATACCCACTAGCGATATAAGCTATGTTACTAATAGAGAATATTTATTCCAGACAAATGAATCTAGATCGAAGATAAGAATCATTGATCCCCAATTTATAGATCAGTTCGCTGAAGCTTACGAGAAGATGATAAATGAGTAGCTCTAGACTGCAGCCAGGCGGGGGATCTTCATCTACACCAAACTCGTACATCATTGAGTATGTCAGATTAACAACTAATATTGGTAATCAGATAGACATAAAGGACTTGGTGCAAAGAGTAGACGTATCAGAAAGTCTCTATAGTCCTGCAATGGAAGTCACTATGGTTATTGCAGATGCTACTAACTTTCTTGAAAGTAACCAGCTTGGCGGTAACGAGAAGATAGAGGTTAAGATCAAAAGGTCCCCGTTAAAATCGGGATCCAATGTTAGTGAAAGCCTCGAGTTTGAAGTTCATATTGCAGAAATCTTTGGGTATATTAAACAAACACAGGGTATGCAGGTATACCAGTTTAGATGTGTTTCGCAACATATATACCACAATCAGCTTAAAACACTAAGAAGAAGTTTCGAAGGATCCATAGGCAAGCTAGTAAAAGACATATGCCTGAAGGATTTAAAAGCTAAACCGTCCTTTATTAACACAGAAACGACAGGACTTATTAAAGGGATATATCCTAATATAAGACCTGTACATGCTATTAACTGGTTAATGAGAAATGCATTCGATAGTGGTTCGCCTTTTTACTTCTATGAGACATTAAAAGATGGATTAGTATTCGACTCACATTTAAACTGTATTAAAAAAGAGATATTTTCAGAATACAATAACATCTCCACTTTTGATCAAGAGCCTGGATCACCTGAGGGTTATGAAGAAGAGAGAAAAAGAATACGTAAGTTATCATCTCCATTAGGTATATCAAAACTAGTAGCTGCAGGAAACGGTGCTTACGGAAGTACCCTACATACCATTGATATATCCACTAAGGAATATAAAAAAGATTACTTTAATCACGATAGGGTAACATTTAAAACATTAAATAGTAAGAAGTCTTTCTCAGATAATATTAAGTTTTTCGATCAAACTTTGAGCAATATGAAAGGGTCTAAGAGTCATTTTGTTTCTACTAACTCTGGAGCATTCCCTTCTCATAAAAACTATCACGGGACTTTACCAGTTTCGATGTTAAAGGCAGAATCATATAATGCTAACATGGAGTTTATGACTCATAACGTAACGATCAACGGTGATTTTAATATTAGTGTCGGACAAGTGGTTGAGCTTAAATTGACCAAGTCTTCTACGTTCGAGCATCTTGAAGATCCAAATGTATTTATAGACAAATATGCTTCTGGCAGATATCTCGTAACAGCTATATCTCATTCATTTGATGATTTATTTATTCAAAAGTTAACACTTAAAAAAGACTCAAGCGAGGTTGATCTAAATGCGTAATGATGATATGTTTATTGACGGACAGTTTGCATGGTTCACTGGCGTTGTTGAAGACGTTATGGATCCGGTTAAACTAAATCGGGTAAGGGTTAGATGCTTCGGATTTCATTCAGATGATAAGGCATTAGTTAAAACTAAAGACCTTCCATGGGCAACGGTTATGATGCCTAACACTTCACCTTCCATGGGCGGGGTCGGAATGAATCATCAGCTATTGGTAGGATCATGGGTGATTGGATTCTTCAGAGATGGACCAAGTGCTCAAGATCCTATGATTATGGGAAGCGTTGCTACCCAGGAAAACAGTGTATTGGATATACCAGCGGAAGCCGTAGCTAACTATCCGCACAACGCTGTTACCAAAACCGTAAGCGGACATTTAATAGAAGTCGATAACACCGCGGGTAGTGAACGTATTAATATAAAGCATAAAGATGATCATACATTTACGATGACCGGCGCTGAAATACAGATAAGGCATAAGAGCGGAACCATTATTAATATCAATGAAGAAGGTACCGTTCTCATAGATGCTGTTAACGATATAGTAAATATTGATGGCAACACAACTATAACAGGCACTCTTACTGTATCTGATAATACTACGTTGCAATCTCTGTTAGATGTTACGGGTGCTCAGACTAATGCTTCTAGCATAACAGCAAGCGGTACAATTACCGATAGTGGAGCAACGCTCGCGACGCATACGCATACAATACCTAGTGGTTCTTCTGCTGGTAAAACCAAGAAGCCTGACTAAGATTAAGAAAGTAAGCATTAAAGGATATAAATAGATATATGGCACATTTATTAGACACAACAAGTTCACCCATACTATTATCTGATAAGCAGGTTAGTAACGGATATGAGAAATCCGTAATAGTATCAGGTAAAAAGGGATGGAGGGATTTAGACCTTAGTCTAAAGCTTCATCCTATTCGTAAGGATATCATACCTCTGAAAGATGACAGAGCTATTAAAAACGCGGTAAAGAACTTGTTAATTACCAACTCCTTCGAAAGACCTTTTGGTTCTTCGAAAGGAGCTAATCTACGGGGTCTGTTATTCGAGCCTGCAGATGCAATTACTAGAATGGCTATTAAGGATAATATTCGAAGGGTGATAGGTCAGCATGAGCCTCGCGTGGTAATATTATCAATATCAGTTGTAGATTTACAGGACCAAAATGCTTATAACATTTTGCTTCAATTCAGAATTAAAGAATCCGATTTAGAAGAAGAAGTCGAGATCGTACTAAGAAGGTTAAGGTAAACTAATATGGCAACAAATCTGAACGTCACAGAATTAGATTTTGATCAGATAAAGAATAATCTGAAAAACTATCTAAAGACACAATCCACATTTAGTGATCACGACTTCGAGGGATCGGGTTTAAGTGTTCTCCTTGATGTGTTGGCATATAACACCCATTATAATGCCATGACAGCTCACTTTGCTTTAAATGAGGCATTCCTGGATTCAGCACAGATCAGGGGAAACGTTGTAACGAGGGCTAAGCTACTTGGATATACACCAAGATCAACTCTTTCGCCTAAAGCGGTTATTGATATTGTTGTAGATGTTACCGCAGAGGTTGGAACACTACCATCAACTCTAACGCTTCCCAGAGGTACTAAATTAAATACATTAGTTGACGGCGAAGAGTATCAATATGTTGTAATTTCTAATCAAGATGCTCAAATAGCGGATAACGGTGTTAGCTTAACATTCACATTCTCTAATGTTACGATAGTTGAAGGAACTTATAAGAGTCTTTTATATCGGGTAGATAATGATATAGAAAATCAAAAGTTTCAGATCGGGGATCAAGATGCTGATACCTCTACTTTGAGAATCAGGGTTAGAGAGAACGAAGAGTCTTCTTCTTATGATATCTACACGCCATTCGAAAGTTTGCTTAGCGTAGATAATGATTCGAAGGTTTACTATCTGCAAGAAAATGCCAACGGCTATTACGAGATATACTTCGGTGATGGTGTAAGCGGATATAAGCCTACTAATAATAACATTGTTACAGTTGATTATGTATTTACTGAGGGTAAGGATTCAAACGGCGCTGTTGAATTTTCGATGGTAGATTCAATTGGTGGTTTTTCAACGATTGCTCTTACAACCTTATCAAAAGCAGCTGGTGGTACAGATAAGGAGACTATGGAGTCAATTAGATTTAATGCTCCGCTAACATTCACGTCTCAGAACAGAGCGGTTACATCAGACGATTACAGAGCTATTATACAGAAATCGTTCTCTGATATAGATTCAATCTCATGCTGGGGTGGGGAAGATAATGATCCGCCAAATTACGGTAAAGTGTTTATCTCGATTAAACCACTCACGGCAGAGGTATTAACCTCAGCTCAGGAAACAGAGATTACTGCTAATATCTTGAAGGGTAAAAACGTAGTATCGATTACGCCAGAATTAGTTAGGCCTAATTATACGTATCTAGAATTAGATGTATTCTTTAAATATAATCCCAACCTTACTGATAGAAGCTCTGTTGAGTTAACATCAGTTGTTCGTGATACCATTAGCGATTATAACTTTAACGAACTAAATAAGTTTGACGGTGTATTCAGGCACTCCCAGTTACTAAGAGCAGTTGATAACGCGGATCCATCTATACAGAACTCAACCATTAGACCTTATATGTTCATGACTATTGATCCGTCTAACAGTCAATCCAATAATTTCGATCTAAGTTTTACGTCCCCGTTCTATCAGACCGGACAATCAACCAGTAGCTTAATTTCAAGTACGTCGTTCTTAATCAGTTCAGTAGAACATTACTTTGGCGATGTTCCTATTACAGGATCAATAAACCGAAAGGTGATAGTCTACAAGATTATCGCAGGTGAAAAGGTCACCGTAATAAATGATGCGGGGTTAGTAGAAGTTGATGCTGGTAAGATTACCTTAAATAACTTTAGACCAGACGACACATCCACGATTCGTATTACAGTAATACCGGATTCTCTGGATCTTGCACCGAAAAGAAACCAACTAATATCTATTGATCCATTAAGAGTTAATATTACCCCTGACGTTGATACTATATCGCTATCTGGTTCTTCGGGTACTGTTAAATACACTACTACTAGTAGACTGAGATAATTTAATGTCAAATGCAGAGAACGCTTTATTTTCTTCGGATATGTCCTCGCCAGGATATATCCAATCTGTAGCTTCTTCTAAAAGAAAAACCAAGGAAGACCTTAGAATTGATTCTTTGATTCCTTCCGAGATCCTAGAAAATTCTAAGGGCATGGAAGATCTTTTGAAAGCTTATTACACTATGATGAATCTAGAGGAGTTTATATATCAAGAGACGGCGACCTTTACTGATGTGATCCTTGATAATAAGGCAACATTCCGTATTGCTGACCCGAGATCAGAAAACGATAAATTCTTTACAGATGAATCAGGCGCAAGTTCAACGTTAACGGTTACTGATGCAGCGGGTATTATCTCGAGCATACCATTAACACCAATCAATGTTTCAGTAACTAACGGTAACGATCTTCCTGGAAGTCTTGCATTAAGCACATCAGAAATAGGTAAGACCTTTACTGTAAACGGGCTATCCTCATATAACACAAATACAGCAACGCTAACCACAATCATAAAACATTGGGTTGGTCCCGGTCCTTCTTATGTAATGAATACCATAGAAGAAGCTATGGATATTGATAATAACTCTGAGAATTACTTAGAGCTAATGCAGAAAGAAATCGCAGCGGTTATACCAAGAAGCTTAACAGTAGACAAGAGAAACCTATATAAAAACATAGTAGACTTCTACAAGGTAAGGGGATCAACAGATTCTATAGAGATCTTTTTCAGACTTTTATTTAATGATAAAGTTGAAGTAGAATATCCTTACGAATCAACCTTAATACCATCTTCAGGGAACTGGGAAGTTAACGCAGCTCTGCCGAAGGGCGGACAATATTTAGACAACAAAGGCTTCTTATCATATAACATTAAGATCCAGGATTCTTTAAGATATCAGAAGTTCTCTTACTTAATTCGTACGGGTAAAAACCTAAGCGCATGGGAAAACGTATTCGATCGATTGGTTCACCCAGCCGGATTCATATACTTCGGGGAAATTCTTCTCTTACTGGAATTAACCAAGAGCAATATCACTACGTTTGATATAGATCAAAGAAGCAAAGTATATTCTGCTATGGCAGATATCCAACCAGGCGTTGTTGGTATTGAGGATTTCAGGCTTCTGGTAGAGGCATTTGCTTCAACATTTTTGCCAACTACTTATGCTAAAATACACAGATCAGCAAGTCTATCTGTTGTGCTCGACTCCTTTGGTACCATCACATCTGTTGAGGTGGCTGATGGCGGCTGGGGTTATACAAGTGCCCCTGCTATTACGATTACAGGTCAACCTAAGGATGGGTTAACAATACAGGATGCAAATCTAACAGCAGTACTGGATTCTAATGGTTCTATTGATTCTGTTACCATCGTTAGCGGCGGATTAAACTACTTATTCTCTTTTGCTTCTCCCGCAGCTAATCCAAACAATGGACAAGTCCAAGGTATTAGCGTAGTCGGAACCGCAGATAAAAATTATAAGACTGCTCCAAGCTTGGTATTTCCGCAGCCAACGGCAACTGATGGCGATGGTAATCCATTAGGTACTAACGAAATAGCAGTTGCTAGTTATGCGCTTAACGTAGATGGCGAAATCATTGGGGTAAATATAACTAATCCTGGAAGTGGTTATACAGGAGATCCTAGAATCAGGATCGCGAGTTCAGCTAACAACGAAATTAGGGCTAAGAATATCGAGCCTAAGGTTATAGTATACTGTAACCATATAGAGCATATGGCTAGAACCATAGTCTCTAATAACTATTATAATAACAAGACCTCCAACTTCTACGAGTCCTCAAAACTATATGATTTTAATGAAACCATTGAGTATTTTGGGGATAGAGAAATACAAAGCACCGATTTAGGTGACATAAATAAATATAACGTGAATAGTTTTATTCATCTAGATTAAATTAGGAAACCATAAAATGACAGCCATCGTAACAAATCAATTTCGAATTCTCAACGCAGAGAATTTTAAAGAAGACGTAGCAGAGGCAGCAACGAGCGTATATGTTGGGATTGGTAAATCCGACGTTTGGTCTTTGACTACTTCAGACACAACAGACACTACAGCATTCGTTCCATACGATTCTTTAGACAGCATAGGCGAAGCACACCAAAATCTAATAGGACTTAAGTTATTAGCCTCGAGCGATATTTCTCATGTTATTCCTAGATACACATGGACATCTAATACCAGTTATTATGCTTGGGATTCTGATGATGAGTCTATATTCGATAAAGCTTTCTATGTTATAACATCAGAGTTTAAGACGTATAAATGTATTAAAGCTGGTGGTAGTGTATCTACTATTCAACCAACACAGACTCTAACTCCGCCACAAACTGAATCAGACGGTTATTCGTGGAAGTATATGTATACGCTTTCAGTAGCAGATGCTGAGAAATTTCTAACAACTTCATACCTTCCGGTTAAAACCATATCATTTATTGATAGCGATACCGGTGTAGAATATGTCAATAACGCGGCAGCTGAAGCCGACTTATCAGAAGCAGATTATGCGCAATATCTAAACCAAAAGGCTTCAAGAGATGATGCATCAGCATCAGGTATAGAAAGAATCGAAGTTACCGCTGGTGGGACTGGATATACATCCAAGCCAACAGTAACTATATCTGGTGACGGAACAGGTGCAGACGTTGTTCCTGCAGGGGTTACAATATCGGGTGGTGCGGTTACATCTATTTTACTGAACACTAAAGGTACTAATTACACAATTGCAGATATAACTTTATCTGGCGGCGGCGGATCAGATGCAGCTGCTAGATGTGTTATCAGCCCTATTTCAGGCCATGGCGTAGATCCGGTAAAAGAGCTAGGAGCATTCTTTATCGGATTAAACACTCAATTGGACGGAAACGAATCGGGTGATATCACTGTAGGAAACGACTTTAGACAAGTTACTTTAATTAAAAATCCGTTTAATCACGGAACAAATACTATTTCTACTGCAACAACGCTAAAGGCTTTAAGATATTTAGACTTTACATCAGGCGTTACTGTTACTGATTACCAAGTTGACGAGTTAATTGTAGGCGGAAGTTCTGGAGCACAGGCTTATGTCACAGAGATAAACAGCGGTACAGGATACATATACTTCCATCAAAATAGTAAAACAGGATACACCCAATTTACTGCAAGCGAAACTATAACAGGTCAAACTAGTAGTACATCCGGATCGATAGAAGCTAGTAACTTCATCGGTGATCCTGAAATACAAAAAGGTAGTGGCTCTATGTTATTCCTGGAAAATAGGGATCCTATTAACCGTAGCACTACACAGATTGAAGATATCAAAATCATCATTGAATTCTAAAAAAGAGAGAACCCATGAGCACAACAAGAATTAAGAGTTATAGCGTAAAACCGTATTATGATGATTTTGATGAAACCAAAAACTATCATCGTATCCTCTATCGGCCGGGGCATGCTGTTCAAGCGAGGGAGCTTACGCAGATGCAAACAGCTCTGCAAGCACAAATTGACAGACATGGACAATACTCATTTAAAGATGGATCCCGTGTAGTTAATGGAGAGGTCTCAGTAGATATTGATTATCAATACATCAAGGTTGAATCATCTTTCGTTTACGGTGCAACTTCTTATAATACGGACAACTATCTTTCTGAATTCAAGGGAACTACTATAACAGGTACTGGCAATTCTGGAAATCAGGTTACAGCGCTAGTTATTGGTTTTGCTCCTACTGCTGGTGGCGATGCTAACACATTATTTGTTAAGTACCTCAGCAAGGGTGGACCTAATAAAACTGTAGAGACATTCGCAGAAGGGGAAACCTTCGTGTCAGACGGAGGACCTGTTAGATACGCTATGACCGGCGCAGGATCTAATATAGATGGTGCTAACACCCCATCTGTTATTATTGATCCTATCGGTGTAGGTTCTGCAGTACACGTTAAAGAAGGTGTATACTTCATATCAGGATGTTTCTCTTATGTTCCTCAAGAAACGCTTATACTTGATAAGTATTCGAATACCCCAACCTACATAGTAGGATTTCAGGTAACGGAGTCCATCGTAGATTCAGGAACGGATATAACGTTAGTTGATAATGCTCAGGGTGTACCAAATACGGCGGCACCCGGCGCTAACAGATACCAGATCTCAACTACTCTTATTAAAGAAAGCACGGATCTAGCATCTAGAAGTATTGCTAACTATATACCTCTAGTGACAATCACGGACGGATTGGTACAAACTGATAAAACAGACGAAAATAATGATACCGAGTTAACAGCTAGATTAGCTAGAAGAACAAAAGAGGAGTCTGGAGATTACTCTGTCAATCCATTTGAGATTGAGGTTAAGGAACATTTAGATGATAATACAAACTTTGGTCAATATTCTGCGGCGCAGGGAGGATCAGCGGATAAGATTTCAATAGGGGTTGAACCTGCTGTTGCTTACGTGCAGGGATTTAGAAATCAAAATATTGCAACTAAGTATGTAGATCTAGTTAAGCCAAGAGGCGCTGATTCTACCGCTTATGCTAATACAGCTGCTACTCCTATTAGAGTGGGTAACTACGTCAAGCTTGCAAAAGCAGCTCTGAAAGGTGCACCGGATTTATCGGCATTCACCACAATACAATTAAGAAACTCAGGCAACACCGTTATAGGTTCAGCTCGTGCCAGAGGTATTGAAACATTCTCGGATTCGGTTAGGCTTTACATCTTCGACGTTACAATGAACGCATCACAGTCATTCGCAAGTGTAGCCAAGGTATGGCAGACAGGTGGATTCTCCGCGAATCTATTTACGCCTGGCACCAGATTTGATACGGGACAAAATGGCGTTGTGTTTAAACTTCCTTATGATGCCATTAAAACTTTAACAAGTCCTTCGATCGACAACGTTTATAAAGTCAGACAAGTATTTACTGCAACCTCAGCTTCGGGCTCATTCTCGATCTCTGTTGGTTCAGGTCAGGGCACATTTACAGACATTACAGACATCATTATCTCTCCAGGAACATCAGATGCTATTACAACAGGTATCACAGGAAACATCACGAGCGGAACAAACGGGTCAACAACACTAGTATTTAATGCTGCAGCTCTTGGCATTAGCGATGGGGTTTCTATTAAGATCATATCGAGTGTTCAAAAAACATTAGCACAAAAAGCTAAAACAAGACAAGCTGCACAAACAAAAAACATCACGGTTACTGATGGAAATGCGGTATCGTATAATTTAGATAAGAGTGATATTATTAAGATCGTTTCAATTGTAGATGCCGGCGGTAACAACGTTACCTCTAGTTTCACCCTTGATAACGGACAGCGTGATAACTTCTATGATGAAGGTAAAATAGTAAAAGTTGGTGGTACATCAGCGGTTAATACTGGAACAATGGTAGTTACAATGGATTACTACTCGCACGGCTCAGGCGATTACTTTACTGTTGATTCATACCCAACAGAGGATTACGATACTATTGGGTCTTTTAATAGTATCCAGGGAGTAGTACAATTAAGAGATTGTATAGATTTTAGACCGGTTAAAGCTTCATCAGGATCTATTACTGTTGGATCCGAATTCAGTACAGGTGTTGGCGCTTCATTATCAGCTCCGCCAAAACCGGGTCATGCATTACTATCTGACATTACTTACTATCTTCCTAGAATTGATAAATTATATGTAACGAGAGAAGGGTTATTCGGTATCACGCAAGGCGTACCTGCAAATAATCCTAAGGCTCCTGAAGATCGGGATGATGCAATGACGTTATATAATCTCGAGCTTAGCCCTTACATATTCTCTGTTGCTGATGTTAGACCCGTTATTATAGATAACAAAAGATACACAATGAGAGATATAGGTGCTATCGATAAACGAGTTAAGACGCTGGAATATTATACGTCACTATCTCTTCTTGAGCAAACAGCTTCAGATTCACATATGGTTGATGCATCAGGATTTAGCAGATTTAAGAATGGTTTCTTGGTAGATTCTTTCAAAGGACATAACGTTGGTGACGTTTCTAACCCCGACTATAAATGTTCTATCGATAAAGAAAACGGTTTACTTAGACCTAAATTCGACGAAAGAAATACTAACTTAATCAGAAAAGCTGGCGATACAGGTACGGCTGTTAAGAATGACTCTGTAGTCACTATGCCATTCACGTCAGTTAACCATATAGATCAGCCATACTCAAGCTTTAATATTAACGTTAACCCATACAATGTATTTTCATGGAAAGGAACGGTTAAACTATCTCCAGATTCTGATGAATGGAAGGAAGTTGATGTTCGTCCTTCTCTTATTATCGATGATGACGGGATGTACGATCAATTAGTTGCTCAAGCAGAAGAATCTGGAATACTAGGAACAATTTGGAACGAATGGGAAACCAATTGGACAGGAAGAGACGTTTCTACGAGTACAGGTGATTGGACTTGGAACGGTTGGGAGTTCGCGGGAGGCGGGGGAGGAAGAGGACGAAACGTTAGGACAACAACAACAACAACAGGAAATCAATCCAGATCAGGTTTAAGAACCGACATGGTTACGGACGTCGTAACTAAAAATCTAGGTTCAAGAGTTCTTGAAGTTAACTTTGTACCATTCATGAGATCAAGAAAGATTTACTTCAAAGCCGAGTTACTTAAGCCTAACACTAAGGTTTATGCTTTCTTTAATAACACAGAGGTTACAACGTTCTGTAAGCAAGAAGCTTTTGCAATTTGGTCAGAGCTCACCAACGTTTTGGAATACTCAGGGGTTACATCCCACCCAGGATCTGGCAGTGGCTCGCTCGTAACTGATGCTTCGGGAGAATGTTCAGGAACGTTCGTTATACCCAGAAACAACTCTATGAGATTCAAGTGTGGCGTTAAAGAATTTAAGTTATCGGATTCTCCAACGAATAATGCTTCGGATTCATTAGAATCTACTTCAGCAGATACCCAATTCTTCGCACAAGGTTTAATAGAGTCTGTACAGTCTACGATCATCTCAACGAAGGTGCCAAGATTTGTTACATCGGAGGTGGGAGAAAGCAGAAATATATCGCAAACTAGCGTATCAGAATCTACTGTATGGGAAGATCCATTAGCAGAAACAATGCTGATTACAACTAAGGGTGGAATATTCGCTACCGGAATTGATTTATTCTTTAAAACTAAAGCTGTTAAAACAGCAGTACCTGTTAGCGTTTCTATAAGAACTGTTGAAAATGGTACGCCAACACAGAAGGTAGTACCGGGAACAGAAGTTAATTTAAAACCAGCTTCGGTTAGTATCTCTGCAGATGCTAGTGTTTCAACATCATTCGGTTTTGAATACCCTGTATACTTACAGCAGGATCAGGAATACGCGATTGTTATTAAATCCAACTGCGAAGAGTATGAGGTATACGTTGCGGAAATGGGCGGATTCGATCTAACTGATGCTAGTTATAGAATCACTAAACAACCATTTGGTGGATCATTCTTTACATCTCAAAATGCCTCAACTTGGACTCCTGAGCAATCTAAAGATCTTAAGTTTAGATTAAAAAGAGCAGAGTTTAGCGTTGGTACTTCATCTGAAATAACTTTGGTTAACGATGTTATACCGGCTAAAGTATTAAAAGGAAATCCTTTCTATACTACTAATGGTTCTGCTGAGGTAAGGGTATCACATAAAAACCACGGTATGCACGCTAACGGAAGCTCAGTTACTATTGCAGGAAGTGCTACGGGTAACGGTGTAACTACGTTTAACGGGTCTTATACCGTATCATCGGTTGAGCATGATTCATATATTATCACAGTAGCACAAAATGCTTCATCAACGGGATCAACGGGATATAACGCTTCATCTGATATAACAGCTACACAGAACATGCATTTTGATTCTTTACATAACATCATTAGCAATATCCAAGTACCTGGTACAGAAATAAGATTCTTTGCTACACCATTCAGTCAGCAATCTATTGATGGTTCAGAAGCAGCTTATCAGGTTCAGGATGAATTTGAAATACTATCTAACTCAACTACTAATTTCTCGGGTCCTAAGGTTATTGGTTCTTCATCTGTAGAACTTAATAATATGGGTAACGTTAAGTCCCTTAAAATCAGAGCGGTTCTTACCAGTACATCTAGTTTGTTATCACCTGTTATTGATATGGATCGATGCTCAGTAGTTACGATCCAAAATATAATCGGGGATGCTCAAAATAATCAGTCTGCTTATTCTAACTATATTGCTGAAACATCGGCAACAGGTGGATCTGAGCTTGCTAAGTACATCACAAGAAAGATCGATCTATCAGAAGAAGCCGATGTTATAGATGTATATCTATCTGCAGCAAGGCCTTCAGGTTCTTCAATTGATTTATACTATAAAACAGTAGGAGCTGGTGAAGATAATGATTTCGATTCTATTGATTGGATCTTAGCTACTTCAACAGAAGAAATACCGGTTAGCGATTCTGGTAGTTTAGAAGAGGCTAAATATAGTATAGATCCTACAGGAAGTTTTGGTTCTATGGCATTTAAGATAGTTCTTAGATCCGCTAATAGCTCATCAGTTCCTGTAGTTAAAGACTTTAGAGCTATCGCAGCTACTTAATATAGGAGAATGTTACTTTGGCCAGAAAGAAAAAAGAAATCATAGCCGTGGAGGATAATCCAGGGCTAATTAGGGATAACGCTTCTAATGCTATCATAAATACTAATAACAATGCATTCCTGCAGAGACGTTCTCAGATCGCGACACTGAAGTTAAAGGAGGAACTCGATATTCAGCAAAGTCTGGATATTAAGCTTCTCAAAAAGGATATGCAGGATATCAAAAACCTTCTAAAAGAATTAGCGAGTAAATAATGGCGAACAAAGAAACGAGAGTAATAAAGTCAAATACCCTAGAACAATGGAGAAAGCTTTCAAACGAAGTATCTCTACACCTCGGGGATAATAATCAATTAAATAATAGTTTGTCGGATAAAACATACAACTTTGCTAATCCTGCTTCTGGCATAAACATATTAACAGGATTAGATAATGACTCAAAAACTATTCGTTTTGAGCTAAGTCCTGAAAACACCATTGATAACACCGGCGGGTATATCATACTGGTAGACTCACCCTCTATTCCAGCATCTTTCGTACCTGGTGTTACATTGTTTCAGGGTGCTTCTGGCGCACCATCTTATTCAGCTACAATCATTTCTGTAAGTTCTGAAAAGATCTTAATGAAAAACGGTACTGGTAGTTTTTCTTCTTCAATTGATATTAACGTTGCAGCTGATACCATATCTTCTAGTAACGTAGTTAGAATTATAGCTGAATCTTATCCGATAGGTGTAGTTAGAGTATACAGGGATTCAGTTGAAGTTTCCCAAAGTATTACAGACGTTAATGGCTTCCATATTGCTAACCATGGAGCTTCTGTTACTTTAACAGGTTCTCCTTCAGTCGGTAAATTCACCGAGGGTTCTACTGTATATCACGGTACATCCCAATCTACACAGTCCGGCGTTGAAGCCAATAGCGCTTTCTGGGGTACGGTTTTAGAATGTACACCAACCTCTTTAAAATTAAAAACAGTTAGTGGAACGTTTTCAGCAGGATCTATTGTTAGACTTTTGGGAAGTACAGATACAATACCAGCTGCTAATCATGGAGCAATTACTCTATTAGATAACACCTTCGGTCATACTATTGAACTAAATTCACCAGCAAGCGGATCAGAGGATATTCAGATATTCTCTATGGATATTGTTGCAGCTCTTAACGAATTACAAGATGATGTCGGTATTACTGAAAACTTAACAACTGCTGCTATTAGCCTAGTTACTGCTATCAATGAGCATGATGCTGAATTAGGTACTATAACATCAGCTGCAATGGGTACTACAGCGAGTACAGTAAGCGGCGCAATCGCGGAACACGAAACCCAGATTGGTAATGTTAATATTACTGGAATTTCTTCAGGTACTAATAACATCACGGGCGCGCTTGATCAATTACACACAGAAGTTGGTAATGTTACTGCAGGTAACTTAGGCACAACAGCATCTAACTTAACCTCTGCTGTAAGAGAACATGAGGATCAGATCGGTAATGAAAGCATTGATGATATCGATTCAGAATCAGATACGATCACAGGTGCTCTTAATCAGTTGCACAGTGAAGTTGGTTCATTAACTCTACACACTTCAGGAACGGATTTAACTCAAGCAGTTAATGAATTAGAAGCAGATTTATTCAATGCTCCAGGCGGAACAAAAAGATCCAGGACATCTTTACTAACCGCAGATAAGACATCTATTGTAGATTCTATTAATGAGTTACACACAGAATTATTCGTATCTGGTGTCGATTTCCCTGTCTTAGATGCTGAGGATTTTAAATCTGCGGTTGATGAGATCACTGTAGATATAGGCGATGTTACCGATACCAATATGGGTACCGATGCTAGCACCGTCGTTACAGCTATCAGAGAGCATGAGGATCAAATCGGTGATGTTGATATCACGGGCATTGATGGAGATACCGATACTATAACGGGGGCTTTGGTTCAATTGCACGATGAGCTTGGTGATGTTACCTCCGCTACAATGGGTACCGATGCTAGCACCGTCGTTACAGCTATCAAAGAAATCACAGATGAGCTTGGTGATGTTACCTCCGCTACAATGGGTACCAGTGCTACTACTGTTGTTACAGCTATCAAAGAACATGAAGATCAAATCGGTGATGTTGATATCACGGGCATTGATGGAGATACCGATACTATAACGGGGGCTTTGGTTCAATTGCACGATGAGCTTGGTGATGTTACCGATACCAATATGGGTACCAGTGCTACTACTGTTGTTACAGCTATCAGAGAACATGAAGATCAGATTGGCGATGTTGATATCACGGGCATTGATGGAGATACCGATACTATAACAGGTGCTTTGGTTCAATTACATGATGAGCTTGGCGATGTTACCTCCGCTACAATGGGTACTACAGCGAGTACAGTAAGCGGCGCAATCGCGGAACACGAAACCCAGATTGGTGACATGAATTTCACGGGTCTTAGCGCTACGAACATCTCGTCAGCTATAGTAGAACTTGAAACAGAAAAAGTAGATCTTACAAGCACAACACAACAGGTTATAACAAGTCAGCTTCAGCTTAAAGGTAACGTACAATTTGTTGATGCTGGAACAAATGCTGATACCATGACTTTCGGAACGGGTACTACGTTAGATCTTTCTAACTCAAGTCTTTTGTTACCTGGTAGCACATCCAATATTAACATCTTCTCTGTATCGTTTTTAGAGGTAGACGGCAACGTACCGCTACAAGGATTTAGTGTAGATAGACAACACGTAACAGAAATAGATGATACCTCTGACGTTAGATTACAATGGGACGAAAACCACGCGGATGGAACTTCAGCAACTAATCCAGCAAGGGCTTGGCAATTACAGGGTTTAAATGATTCAGGTATTAGTCACACAACTGATATAGTAACTTTCTATAATGCTAAAGACCTAATATCTAGTAACGCAGAATCAGGGATTAACGTTTCATGGGATTCTACTAACGAAAACTTTGACTTCAATGTTAACGATCCAACGCTTACCTTCACAGGTGACGTTACAGGATCAGGAACAATTACTAACTTAGCTGATAAGTCTTTTGCATTAACAATACAGCCTAACTCGGTTGCTCTTGGTACTGACACTACAGGCAACTATGTAGCAGACGTTAACTCTGGAACAAATATTACAGTTACTGGAGCGGACACTGAAGGCGCAGTTAAGACGGTTAACTTAAATGATTCTATAACTCTTGCTGGTAACCTTGGTGTTAACGGAAACACTACTCTAGGTAATGGATCAGGGGATACCGTTGTAACAACGGGTGATCTTACTATCGGCGGCAACCTAATAGTTAACGGAACGCAAACTACGCTAAACGTAGAAACATTAGAAGTTGAGGACACCTTAATACTTACAGGTAGCAATCTAGGATCAACAGAACCTACAACAGGCGGATTTGGTTTTGAAACATTACCATTCGCAGGAGTTCATTCTAATCCAGCTTCAGGAATAACCGGAGCTCATTCGATAGTATATAACTTTGCTACTGATCGATGGGAAGCAGATGGATCATTAATATTATCAGAAGATACGTTGGTTTCACCGACTATCGAAGGTAACACGTTCGCATCGAGCAATAACCTAGATTTCGTTAACGGAAGTGGCATTGGTATTGTAACATCAACAAGCGGTAATGATATTGATGTTACAATAACTAACGGCGATAAAGGTTCAAGTCAAGCAATCTTTAAGAACGTTACTGCTAACTCAGGTGGTACAGCAACCGCTAATATCAATAATGACACACTTAATCTATCAGGTGGTACAGCAATAACATCAGTTAGATCTAGTGATACCATTACGTTTAACCATGATAATGTAGGAACGGCTGGTGTTATAGGCGGCGCTGGTTCCGACGGTATCGTAGTTGCAAACATCACAGTTAATCCTCAAGGTCATGTTACATCAGGCACTTCTTACGATTTAGATAATATATACACGAGATCATTCCAGGTAGAAGATGGTGATGGTACAGAAGTTACGATTAATCAAGGTAAAGAATGGAAATTCGTAGAAGGAGCAGGAAGTGGTGCGTCAATCGATATTAATTGGTCTGACGTAACACCTGGTTCTGATGCTGATCCGTTTGATTTGACCTTTGCAGTTACTAACACCGATAAAGGTTCAAGCCAGAATATCTTTAAGAATGTGATTCCATCAACCGGGATCACTGCTTCTGCTGATAATAACAGTGATAGCCTATACCTTACAGCTGGGGGAGGAATTAATACAGTCGGCACAGCGGATGATATTATTACTATATCTCATGCTAATACTTCTAGTGTTGCTAACTTAAGCCAGAATAATTCAGGGCACACCTTTATTCAGGATATGGCGTTAACCTTTGATACCTATGGCCATGTCACAGGAGCAACAGCATCTACTGCTACGCTACCAACACTAGATAATTACGTATCCTGGAATATTAAAGATGGCGATACCACACAATATAGTATTACTTCAGGCGATACCCTTACGATTGCATCTGGTGGCGGAATAACATCTAACTTTACGGCAGATGATGTTTTAACAATATCTCACGCTGATACATCTACTCAAGCTTCAGTGGATAACTCAAGTAATGATTTTATTCAAGACATCACACTTGATACATACGGACATATCACATCGATAAACTCAGCTACAGTATCAATAGGTAATGGACAAATTTATGGTCGTACATCAGGCTTTGGTTTAAGTGGTTCAATGGATGCAACGGCTAATCAATCATCTAATACGACATTTACTGTAACGTCTAATGCAACAACAGCTTCTACCGCTAGTACTATTGCTTATAGAGATACAAGTGGTGATATTAGCGCTAGGTTGTTTAGATCAGAATATGATACAACCAACGCAAGTATTGGTTATATGATGACCCAGGTTGATACTGGGACCGATAATTATATGCGTCCTTCGACCCCGGCTCAAGTAAGAACAGCTCTAAACGTTGCAAATGGAGCTACTAATACAACTGCACCTAATAACGGTACTTTGACATTAAGTTCCGGAAGCGGTATGAGCGGAAGCGGAACATTTACAGCGGATCAGGCAGGAAATACTACGGTAACATACGCAAATACCGATAAAGGTTCAAGCCAGAACATCTTTAAGAATATAAATCCATCAACAGGTGATACTGCCGTTGCAGATATTAACAATGATACGTTGTACCTAAACGGCGGCGGAGGAATTACAGTTACTGGTACAGCTGGTGATACCATAGCCATTGCTCATTCTGATACATCCACACAAGCTTCTGTGAATAACTCAGGAAGAACCTATATTCAAGATATCACTCTTGATACGTACGGTCATATCACTGGCATATCTTCTGCAACAGAA